GTGGCCGATCGATCCTCGCTGCTGCCCAGCGTTCCCCGAAGATCCGACCGAGTGGACTGAGGCGCACCATGAGGCCCAGTACCTGGCTACGGTCGAACTGTGGCGTGCTGTGGCCGGAGCAGTTGGGTTGTGCCGGACGACCGAGGCCCCCTGCATGGACCGGTGCTCGGTGACCTCGCCGTACGAGACCGCCTGGATGTACCCCTATCGCGATGTCGGCGGCGTGTGGCGCAACTCGACGTGTGGGTGCCGGGACACCTGCTCGTGCACGCGGCTGTGCACGGTCACGCTCCAGGGCCCGGTATGGCAGATCGTCGAGGTCAAGGTCAACTGCGAGGTCGTCCCGGCCGATGAGTACAAGCTGCTGACCGGGAACCGATTGGCCCGGTGCGGTGGCTGCTGGCCTGCATGTCAGGACTATTGCGACGAGACCGGTGTCGTCGTCACCTATCTGCGCGGAGTACCGCCGGGGCCGGATGCGGTCCGGGCGGTCAGTGCTTTGGCGTGCAAGAAGTTCGAGGAGTGCAACAGCGGCGGCGACTGCGGGTCGGTGCCCTCGGGTACGACCAGCATCACCCGGGAGGGGCTGAGCATCAGCCTCGACGGCACCGTCGGCGCCTCCGAGGGCGGCGTGGTGCCGCTGACCGGGATTGGCCGGGTCGATGCGTGGATCGCCCAGATCAACCCGTACGGGATCACCCAGCAGCCAGCGATCTACTCCCCTGATGTTGAGACGCCGCTGATCTGGCGGAACGGGCCGGTGAGCGTGTGAACGTCCTGGACTACATCGAGAACGAACTGCTGACGTGCCTGTGCTCGAAGCTGCGCATCGAGGGCAGGCCTGCCTGTACGTGCCACCACTTCGGCGGTGATGTGCCGCCGGTCGGTGACCGGTGCCAGGCGAACACGGCCGGGGAGAACGGGCAGGTGTGGGTCCGGCGCGTCTCCTCGGCGATCGAGGCCGACTCCGATGAGGTCACCTTCGGCGGGTGGGCATGTGGCGGCTCGGTGTGGCAGTCCCAGATCGAGCTGGGCATCTACCGGTGCATCAGTGCTATCCCGGACGAGAACGGGAACGCGCCCGCCCCGAGCGCCTATGACGCCGACCGGGAGCTGCTGGCGGCCGATCGGGCGACGTTGGCTGAGGCGCTGTGCTGCTGGCCGCTGGCCGGTTTGCCGCCTACTCCGCAGCCGTTCGATCTGGACATCAGTGTCATGGCCGCGCAGATCCTGCCGCTGGGGCCGACCGGTGGTTGCGCGGGTTCGATGCTGACGGTCGTGGTCAACACGCCGTTGACCGTCGATGAAGGCGAGGATGGTGAGTCTGAGCCGGTCTTCATCTCCAGTCCCGCTGGAGCACTGCCGTGATTCGGGTGCAGTTCAGCCGGATCGACATCAACATGACCGAGGCGAACCGGCTGCTGAATCTGCCGAGCGGTGCGGTGACGAGGCTGGTGGTCGAGACTGGTCGGGATGTGCTGCGGGCGGTGCGCTCGGAGACGCCGGTGATGGACGGCGACATGCGGGCGCTCAATGCGATGGTGCTGCGTGTGCGTCCGTTTCGGCACGTCATGGCCAGGATTGTGAACACCGATGAGGCGGCCTACTGGGTGCAGACCGGTACCGGTATTTACGGTCGGCGTGGTAGGCCGATTAGGCCGAGGCAGTCGCGGGTGCTGCGGTTTCCTGACCGGGAGGCGGGGTCGGGGTTCGTCTACCGGCGTTCGGTGGCCGGGCAGCGCCCGAATCCGTTCATGTTGCGCGGGCTGATCCGGGGGACGTCCTCGGGGCAGCAGCGGTGGACGATCCTGCCGGGTGCGGGAGTGCGTGCGCTTCGGTGATTTAGTGACACACCAGAGCAAATGTCTTATTTAGCCATGTTTATGGGGTTAGATCCAGTTTTGTGACTGATGATCTATTTACGTCGCGCCCGTTGGGGCAGGCTCAGCAGGAGCAGGACGCCGCTCAGGCCCAGCACGAGCAACCGAACCGCCAGTATCGGGCAGCGCGCCCGCAGCCGATCGTCGACATCAACCTCGACGACATTCCCGAGTCGACCTACGCCGATTTCGTTTTCCAGCTCAAGGGCAACGTGTACACCCTCGGCATCGAGGACGACGGCATCTTGTTCGAGATCGCCGAGATGTCGATGGACGAGGTCGGTCCGACCGAGCTGTTCGAGTACTTCTTCGAGCGCACCTTCCGCAAGGCCGTCGACGAGGACGGCGTCGAAATCCCCGATGGCCTGAGCGTGCTGCTGGCCGCGATCGCCAAGCAGCCCAGGGACGGTTCACGGCCGGTGCCGCGCAAGAGCCTGCTGCGAATCATGAACACCGCCGTCGATGACTGGATGAGCGAGTTGACCGACACCAGCATGCGGCCGAAGCGGCGGTCGGGCCGCCGCCGGTGATGGCCTCGTTCGCCAGCACCGTGCACCTGCCGGGCTACTCGGCCGAGGTCGCGGTGCTGGCGATCGACGACGAGGAGTTCCGCCTGCCGGTGCCCGGCGTGATGGACCTGCTCGACATCGCCGCCTCCTACGCCTGGCGGCAGCTCCTGCCCGATGGCCTGGTCGAAGCCGATGCTGAGCGGATGCACCAGCGCCTGGCCGATCCTGAGGACCGCCTGACCTGGAAGCGCCTCCACGTGGTCGCCCAGCCCTTGGGCTTGTACCTGTACGGGTTTCCGTTCTTCGTGGCCGCGCGTGCGCTGGGGACGGTCCGGCACTACTTTACGGCGTTTCGGATGTGGTCGCTGGTGAACGCTCGGATCGATTTCGCTACGGCCAGTGCCGCTGACTGGTGTGCGGCGGCGGTGGCGTGGCTGGTGCAGCAGGGGTCGAAGGAGGAGCAGCGCAAGGAGATGTGGGCGCAGTTGACGATGCCGGGGATCTTGCCGATGGAGGCGCCGGGGGTCAGCCCGGATTGGATGGTCTAACCCTCACAAAGAAGTACCATAATACCGAAATGACCGTTTTATAGGCGTATGGGAGCTTGGTGAGGTTATGGCGGTTATCGCGACTGCGGAAGTCCGCGTGATCGCCGACACCAGCCGGTTCCTGTCGAACCTGCGTCGCCAGTTGCGCGGCGCTTTCGGCAACGTCGGTGCCCAGTCAGCCCAGGAATTCACCCGCAACTTCGAACGCAACCTCGGCTCAGAGCTGACCGAAGCCATCCGCCGGGCCGCCTCCAGCGCGGCCAGGCCCATGCAGCGGGCAGGCCGCGACGCCGGAGACGCCTTCACCACCGGATTCCAGCAGCCGCTGCGACACGCAGGCCGCGACTTCTTCGAATCGCTGCGGCTCCAGACCATCATTGCCGCCGCTGGAGTCCAAGGCTCCGACACCGGTGACGCCTTCGTCGACAACTTCCGTTCGACCATGCGCGAACGCATGAGCGGTGCCGCCCGTGAAGCGTTGGAGCCGTTCGAGAACATCCCGTCGGTCTTCCGCCGCATCGGCAACGAAGCCGGGAACGCGTTCGTCGGCGACTTCTTCACCTCCAGCTCCCGCTCCCGACTGCGCATCGCCGCCGAAGAGATCATCGGCGAGATCGACGCGCGCATCGCGGCTGGCTCGACCAGCCTGCGCGACCGGGGCAACACCGTCATGAGCGACTTCGCCTCCGGTATGCGCCGAGGCCAAGCCGAAGTCGCCGCCGCCGCCGAACAGGCCGCCGAAGAAGCCGCCCGCGCCTTCCAAGAAGCACTCGCGCCCGAACCGTCGGATTTCGTCACCGAATTCCTCGACGGCATCGAATCGCGGCAACGCCAGATCAACATCGGTATGCGCCAAGCCGGAATCGGCGCGTTCCAGTCGTTCCGGCAGGGCGTCGCCGACGCACAGCAGCAGCTGTCGACCGGCATCAACCCGATCCGGATGCAACGCGAGGGCGAGCAGGCCGGAGAAGGCCTGCTCACCGGGCTGCGCCGACGCCTGGGCACCGGAGCGGCCCGCATCTCCCTGCGGTTCGGACGCAATCTGCGCGCCAACCTCATCTCGCAAGCGACCAACCTCGGCTCCGGGTTCGGGACCGCGTTCCAAAACTCCCTGGTCAACCGCACCACACGTATCGGCGACACGTTCTTGAACCTCATCCGCCGTGTCCTGGGCCGCGACATCGAGGACGAAGCCGACGCCTCCGGCCGTCGGGCCGGAAACGCGTTCTCGCGCGGCCTGTCCGGTGCGCTGCGCGGCCTGACCACCGGTATCCGGGGCCTGGGCCAAGCACTCGGAGCGATCAGCCTGCGCCCACTGATGGGGCTGGCAGGCATCCTGCGCGACGCCACCAGCGAGATGCTGTCCATGGGCGCCCAGGCGCTGCTCCTGGTCGGCCTGCTCGAATCCCTCTCCGGCATCCTGTTCGGCCTCCCGGCCGCGCTGTCGGTGCTGACCGCTGGCATTGCCACCGCCGCCGTCGCCTTCCAAGGATTCGGCGGCGCTATCGGCGCGGCCTTCGAAGACACCGAGGCGTTCAACGAAGCCATCCAGGACCTCGCCCCCGCTGCGCAGGCCGTGGCCCGTGAATTCCGCGCCATCGCACCCTCGCTCACCGACCTGCGGCTCGACGTCCAAAACGCCCTGTTCGAGCAGCTCGGCGGCACCATCACCGACGTCGCCGAGAACCTCCTGCCGAGCCTGCGCGAGGGCATGACCCTCGCCGCCACTGCCCTCGGCGGCCTCATCGCCGCCATCGGCGAATTCTTCGCCCAAGCCGCCACCGGCGACACCGTCACCGCCACCTTCGAGACCCTCGCGGTCATCCTCGACGGCCTCGCCGCCTCGGCCGAACCGTTCCTCGAAGGCATGCGGGCCCTGGTCGATGAGTTCCTGCCGCGCATCGCCGAAGCCGCCGGTCCCCTCTCCGAAGTCGGCGCGACCTTCCGCGACTGGGCCACCGCCATCACCGAATCCGGCCAGGCGATGGAAGCATTCGACTTCGCCCTCGACGTCCTGTCCACGATCGGGGCCGCCGTCGCCGACCTCGGCGGGATCTTCCAAGCCATGTTCTCGGCCGCCGAACTGGCCGGAGCCAACGCGCTCGGCGCGATCGGTGAGGTACTGCAGACCATCCGGTCGGCCTTCGAATCGTTCGAAGGGCAGGTCGCGCTCGCGAATGTGTTCGGTGCGATCGGTGATGCGGTCAACGCGCTCGCGCCGGTCTTCGGGACGCTGCTGACCCAGCTCGGCCTGGTCTTCCCGATCGTCGCCCAGCTCGCCGAGGCGCTCGGGCCAAGCCTGTCGGTGGTCATCGAAGCGCTCGGGCAGGCGATCCTCGCGCTCGGGCCGGGCATCATCGAGGTCTTCTCCGGCATCGCCACCGCCGCCGAGGCGATCGCGCCGTCGCTGGCGCCGCTCGGCGAAGCCCTCGGTGCCGTGCTCAGCGCGATCGCACCGATCTTGCCGGTCATCGGCCAGTTGATCGGGATCGTCGTCGAACTCGGCGCCCAACTCATCGGTGTGCTCGCCAGCGCGATCGCACCGATCGTTGAGGCCCTCGCCGGTGCACTGGCACCGATCCTGCCGCAGATCGCCGAGTTGTTCTCCCGGCTCGTCGAGGCCGTCGCGCCAGTGGTGCAGGCCTTCGGCGAGGGCCTGGCAAGCGTGGTCGCGACGTTGCTGCCGCCGCTCCTCGAACTCGAAGTTGCGTTGGCGGATGCCTTGATGCCCATCATCGAGGCGCTCTTGCCGGTGCTGACACCAATCATCGAGATCTTCTTCCAACTGGTCAACGTGATCGGTTCGCTCCTGGTGCCGGTCATCAATCTGCTGCTGCCGATCATCGAGGCGCTGGCGCCGCTGTTCGAGCTGATAGGCGTGGTGCTGGCGCCGCTGCTGGAGTTGTTCTCGGCGATCTTGACGCCGATCACCACCCTGATCACGCTCATCGCTGAGGCGCTCAGCCCGGTCATTCAGTTCCTGGCCGAGATCATCGGCGCGATCATCGACGTTGCCTTGGTACCGTTGACGGCGGCGTTCACGTTCTTGGCCGACATCATCGCCGAGTATGTCATCCCCTGGATCGAACAGGCCTCGTTGATCATGCAGGTCTGGTGGGAGCAGTTCATCCAGCCGCTGATCGAGCGGGTCCGCGATTTGGCCAGTACAGTCTCTGACCGGTTCGGTTCGATCCGCGACACCATCGGAACAGTCGGCGACTTCATCGGCGGGGCTATCGAGACCGTCATGGGATGGTTCGACGACTTCAGCGACACCGTCAGCAACGTTGTGGACAACGTTGGCGACTTCCTCGGAAACCTGCTCGATGTCTTCGAGAACGTCTTCGACAACATCGTCGATGCGGTCTCCAGTGCCGCCGACACAGTCGACGGCATTATTGACGGGATCGTCAGCGCTGTCCAGAGCGCGATCGACTCCGTCTCCAGCCTGGGCAACATTGACCTGAACCCGTTCGCGAACGGCGGCATCGTCACCCGCCCCACCCCAGCGCTGATCGGTGAGGCAGGCAAAGAGGTTGTCATTCCCCTGACGCGGCCGGGACGGGCCGCCGACCTTGCCCAGCAGTCGGGCCTGATCGACCTGCTCGCCGAGCGTGGTGTGCTGCCCGGCTCTCAGCACACGCCGGGTGTTCCGGTTGTCGGGGAGTTCCATGTCCACTCCCAGAACGCCGATCCCGAACAAGTCGCCCGCCGTGCCGCCCGCATCATCGAGCGGCGCATGTCCGGGCGTGGACTGGAGCGAGTCTCATGATCACCGACCGCGCCGGATGGATGGCCTACGACGGCACCGAGATCATCAACTCGGCCCGCCTCGACGCCTACCTGGGGTCCTCACCGTGCTCAGGCGGCGGCTCGCAGATCTGCGTACCGTGCGACGAGCTGGTGAGGGAAGTGTCCGATCCGCCGTTCTTTGCCCCCGATGTCGACCCGGCGCCGTGGTACGACCCGGCGGTACCGATCTCGGCCGAGTTTCTGGGCATCGGCGGGATCGACATCGAAGGGCTGTGGATACATCCCTCCGATGCGGTCGACGGCGTCATCGTCCGCGACGTGACTGTCCGCGCGGTCTTGGTCGGCCGGAACGAAGCGGCCGTCTCCTACGGGCTGGCGTGGCTCTCGCAGGCGCTGCAGGGCTCCTACTGCCCGACCGGGTCCTGTATCGGCGGCCAGATGTGCGTGGCCGTGGCCTGTCCGACCGACCTCGCGCCCGACCCGGTCCGCACCCTGGTCGACACCGCTCCGCTGGAGCGGCCCGAGGTCGTGGAGATCCTCGCGAAGCCGGGTACGGTGTGGTGGGAAGTCGAGTGGGTGATGCGCTCGCGCAACCCAGGCCTGTATCAGGACGCGTCGATCTCACTTGAATTCAACGCCACCGGTGGCACGGTCGAGACGGTCAACCTGCTCGAAGCCTACGAGGGGTGCAACGAGGTCGCGCCGTGCGCGACCGACCCTGCATGCCCGAGGCCCGAGGTCCCCGAGGTGCCGCAGCCGCCGATCGATGCCTGCTATCCGACCGAGGACTTCCGTGCCTACCGGACGGTCGCCTCGGTCGACGGCGCCAGCGTCCCGTCCTGGCTAGAGCTGATCCCGGTCATCACGATCCGGGCCGGTGCCGAACCCTTGCGGAACATCACCGTCCGGTTCTACCAGAACCCGCTCGGCCTGGACTGCACCGATCTGATCGGCGTCGACCCTTGCACGGCCTGCACCGACATCACTGTCCTGTACGTGCCCGCTCAGGGCACCACGATCTTGGACGGGCGCACCAACCGCGCGCAGACGAACTGCATCGGCGGTGACGTCGACGTCCCAGCCCTGTACGGGCCGGGCGGCCGCACGTTCAACTGGCCGACGTTCTCGTGCGGGTATGGGCTCTGCGTCGAAGTCATTGTCGCGACCGTCGCCGGACAGGACGCCTCGCTCACCGTCGATCTGTACACCCGATGGGAGGCCGCTTGATGGCGTCACCGATCCTTGGCTGCGCCACGGCCTACCGTGTCGAGGTCTACCTACTGCAGCGCGTCGACAACCAGGGGAACCCGCTTCCGCGATCAGAGATGCGGTTCCTCGGTGTTCTCGAAGGCGTCACCGAAGTGGTGTGGGGGCGCAGACTCCGCGACTTCTCCGAAGCCGTTATCACCCTCGACTTGACCGACACGAGCCCCGAGTGCTGCCGGATGTTCGACATCATCGGCCGCTCTGTCCGCGTCGCGCAGCTGCGGATCTGGCGCGACGAGGTCCAGGTGTGGGAAGGCGAGGTGATGCAGGCCAGCGAAGTCACCGGCTCGACGGTCAAAACCATCACCGCCCGCGACATGATCCAGCGTATCGACGACACCGTCAACCCAATGGACCCCAAGGCCTCAGTCGACTACCCGAACCCGCCGAACCGGAGCGGGCTGTGGTACGAGAACGTCCCGGTCACCAACATCGCCTACGACATCGCCTGGCGCAACCTCACCGACACCAGGTATGTCGATCCAGTCGATGACACTCTCATTCTTGATCAGATTGTCGTCGAGGAGGTCACTGACCCTGACGACGTTATCAGCTTCCGAACGGGGCAGAAGATCGCCACCGTCGGCGAACTGTGGCGGATGCTTGGCCAGTCATATGGTCTGGACTTCACTTGCATCAACCGCAGCATCCGCCTACAGCGCCGTCGTACCACCCAAGACCAGACATATGCACGACTCACCACTGAACACATCATCGGCGAAGCCGAAGCCCGCGCCAACGGGAACGAGGCAGCTACCTACGGATGGGCAACGACACAAGCCGAGGATGAGAAGGAACCTAAAGACTTCGATGACGATCCCAGCCAGTACCCCAACTGGCCAGGGCTTCAGTCACACTTCGGCGTCAGGGGGACGCGGTATGGCCGTATTGACTACCTGAACCGTGTTCAGGACAACAACGCCGATCAGGGCGACGTCAACTCGTCAGCACGTCGTGCTGCGTGGGGTCGAAACCCGCCACCGTCAGAGATTCTGTTGCCGACCTCAGCTCAGTTCTCGCCTTCGACGCCGTTGACGATGCCGGAGTTGGTTCCTGGTATGCGGATCGATTTCTTCGCCGAGGAGGGATTGTGTCGTCCGATCCGTCAGGGTATGCGACTGCTGGCGGTCGAGGTCACGTGGTCTCCCTCGGGATCGAATATTGCCGCAGGTGAGCAGGTTGCGGTGGAGTTGTCGACACTCTCCGACGTGACTGGGACATGACGAAGCCCCCAGGGGGTTCCTGGGGGCTTGTCACAGTGCGGTAGTTACCGCTTCAGTTTGCCTTGCTTAGCCATGTCGTAGAACCGCTGCAGTAGTTCAGGGTGGCTCTTCGGCAGTGGTTTGGTCCTTCCGAGGATGATGTCGGTCAGGAGTTGCTGCACGCTGACGCCTTCCATCGGGGCTGCGGCCTTGAGGGTCCGCCATACGCACAGTGGCAGTTGGGTGCTGCCTTTGGTGAAGTCGTCGTATGGGTCGGTGATGCCACCGTAGACGACTCCAAGGTAGTCGCTCGTGGCGGATGTCTTGACAGTTCCTTCCGTTGCGTCAAGATTTCCAGATTTCTGGTTTTCTGGGTTCCCTGATGTCTGGCCAGATTTCTGGTTTTCTTGATTTCTTGATTCGGTTTCTGCAGCGACTGCTTCTGGAGCCTGGGAGGGGACTGGGTCGTCGAAGGCGTCATCGATGACGTCGGTTGCGTCGTTTTTCTTGGCCCTGGTTACCACAGGATCTCCTCGAACTCGGTGGCGAGCTTCTTGACGTCGCTCATGTCGAGCCCGTAGTCGCCCGGGTGGTGGTTCTTGACGTTCTCGTAGTCGACGAGGTCGGGGAGGGCGTTGTCGACGACGTCGAGGCCGCGCTTGTTGAAGGCGGCCTTGAGGCGGTCTTTGGCGTTGGCGCGGCGGCGGTCGTAGCGGCCGAAGAGGACGAGCTTCTCGATGTCGTTCTTGGACCGGTCGGACAGGGCCAGGGCGGCGTCGATCTCGTCGCTCATGGCGGGGACGTGTTCGGAGTCGAACGGGGACATGGTGGTGGCGATGACGACGATGTCGGCGATGCTGACTGCCAGGGACGACAGGGCGCGGTCGCCGCCGCCGACGTCGATGCCGATGAGGTCTTCACCGTGGTGCTGTTCGCTGACCTCATCGACCAGGCCTGCGTGGGCGACGCTGATGCGGTTGAAGGGGATCTTGGTGCCGCCGCGCTTGTCGGCCTTGCGCTGCCAGGTCGATCCGGACTGGGAGGTGTGGTCGGCGTCGGCGTAGGTGATGGTCTTGCCTTGGGTGGCCCACCAGTAGCACAGGAGGAAGGCGGCGGTGGTTTTGCCGACGCCGGGCTTGTGCGAGGTGAAGGCGATGACGGGCGTGCCGTTGATCATGCGGCTGGTTCCTTTCGGTCGTGTCGGTCCTCGTCGCCTTCGGCGAGGATGTCCTCGTCGTCGGCTTGGTCGAGGATGTTTTTCATCTTCTGGTAGTTGGGTTCTTCCTCGATTGGGTGGCGTTCCATGTACTCGCGCCATACATCGGTGTCGAGTTCGCGTTTGTCCCAACGGCGGATGGCGGCGACGATCTCGCGGTAGCGGACGACGTCGTCGCTGATGTCATTGATGGTGATTCGAGCCATCTCACTCCTTATGAGCATACGTATGTACGTTCACGAGCCAGAGTAGCAGGTCGAACCGTCGCTCATATTTGAGCCATTTCATGTCTGTATGACACTTTTGCCGGAATAGTGAGATGATGGTATTGATGCTCGTTTGACCGTTTTAGGGGGGATCGTGGCGAGGTGTGGTTGTAACGCCGCCAGTGCGACAACGTGTGACGCGATCGTGCTGTGTGTGGCCGCAAACCTCGGGGACGGCCTGCGCTATGACTCGGTGACCGGCACCCTGGCAGTGCGGTTGTCGAATGAGGCGGGCAACGCCGCCCGGTTCGGCTCCGACCGGGGCATCTACGTGCCCGGTGGCGACACCAACCCGGACCCGGCTTCAGGCCGTAAAACCATCGCCGGGCTCCCAGCCAGAGCGTTCTGCGCCAACCAGGGCGGGGGCGGGTCCATGATGCCGTTCGGGGACCCGAACGGCATCGAATACGCCGTGTCCAACCGAATGGACATGGTCAGCTTTCACACCTTCGCGCTGGCCGACGGCATTGCAATCAACCGGACGACCAATCCGGAGTCGGATCTGAGCGCCTTCACCGACAACCCGTCCAGCATCGACTTCCAGGAAATCTCCTCGGTAGTGCTACCGAGTTTGAGCTATGACGTCGGGACACGCGTGAATCCGACCGGCCGCAACTCGGGAGCGCCCGCGTCGCTGTTGTCGCCCGATGGTGGCTGGTTCGGGTTCTACGCCCAGCCGTTTGCGCCCATGACTCTGGCCGAGGCGCTGCACCGCCTAGCGGCCCGTGCCGTGGCGTACTTGGCGGTTTACAGCGGTTTCGATGAGGTCGAGACCCCTCGCAATGTCAGCGCCGCGATTAACGCGGTGCTGCAGGTCGGCTCGCAGGACTGGACGATTCTCGGTTTCAGCCCATACGTCGATGACGGGACCGGCAACATCGTCATCAGCCCTTTGTGGACACAATGGGCTGCCGATGTGATCGCCGCAGGGATCACTCCGGCAGCGGACCTGTTCGAGGACCTGGAGGACGGGGTCGCGATCACGCCGCAGGCGGTCATCGACGCCGGTATCCAGTGGGTGCGGTTCAAGGCGTTCGAGCCCGAGGGGGGCACCTCTATGGCCCGCATCCAGCAGTTCATCGACGCCGGGCTCCAGGTCATCGTCCAGGCCACCAGCCGACAGTTCGACACGCAGCGGCTGTACGCGGCCGGGGCACGGGTGGTCATGGCCGACTCGCCGGTCTACGCCCGTGGCGGCCGGGGCGAGGCGGGGGATCTGGACTATCGCAAGACGGTACTCATCCCGGGCCTGCAGACCCGCACCTGCATGGAGGGATCGCTCACCCGCAGAACGAACAACGGGTTCGACGCGGACAGGGACGTGGGTTGGTGCCGCCAGTCGGCGCCGGGCCGGTATTTCTCGGCCCGGTTCGGCTGGGAGGGCGGCATCGGCGCCCACTTGATGTCGCAGCTACTCGGCGAGCTGTGCCCGCATGAGACGCCACCGTCGTGGCGGCTGCGGGTGCGGTTCCGCATCGACCCGACCCAGGCCACTCACCCGTCGGGGAACGTGCCCAAGCAGGGGCTGTTCGTGTGCGCCCCAACCGACCAGGACATCACCAATTTCGAGGAAGAAGGCCAACCGAATCTGAAGCCGTCGACGAACGGCTACCTGTGCTTCGTGCGCGTCGGTAGCTCCGACCAAGGCAGGGTGGAGTTGCGGAAGATCACCGACGGTGTCGACGAGCCCCTAGCCACTGATGAAGCGTTCCCGTCGATCGCTATTGGCGCATGGATCTATATGTCATTCACCGCGACCGCGACCGGTATCAATCTCGCCGTCGGCCACCAGACCCAAGCCGACGACATCATCTATCAGGTCAACGACACCACCCATCGCGGCCCGTACGCGCACTACATCTGGGAGGACGACTACCGCCTGCCAGCCGAGAACGACGGCTTCGCGCACGGCTATGCCCCCTACGAACGGTACTCCACCGACCGGCCGATGTGGGAGGACCTGTCCTGATGGCACGGTGCGGATGCAACACGGTCCAGTCGACTACGTGCGAGGCGATCATGGCCTGCATTGTCGCGAATCTGGGTCCGGGCCTGGACTATAACGAGCAGACCAGGCAGATCGAGGTGCGGATCTCGACTGACGCCGGGAATGCGGCCCGCTTCGGGTCCGATGGTGACCTGTACGCTCCGGTGGCGACCGCGCCGGGGCCGATCCAGTGGCCGGTCACGGTGGCCACGCTCCCGGCGCAGGCGATCGCCGCTACCGGCGGCAGCAACACGGTGCTGCCCTCGACCTCGCCGCAGGCCATCGAGTACGCCGCCGCCAACCGCATTGACATCTACGCCACCAGTGTGTGCGCCATGGACGACGGCGTCGCCTTGGAGGTCATCGCCAACCGCGATAGCAATAGCAGCACGTACCTCGACAATCCGAGTGTCGTCGCGTGGCACCAGGTCGGATCGGTTGCGGTGCCGAGCATGGTCTATGACGCCGGGACACGCGTCTCGCCGACGGCCCGGAACGCACCCAGCGATTTCACCGACCCAGACGGCGGATGGGCAGGGTTCTATAGCCACCCGTATGCGGTGCGAACGGTGGCCGAGCTGCTACGGATCGTACGTGGCCGGATGGTCGTGGCCATGTTCGTGCGCCTGGAGGGCCTGACCGACGATGCGCAGGCCGTCGCCGCCGTCGAGTCGGTCGTCAATGCGGTGGTCGCGGCCGGTGCCCAGGACTGGGTCATCATCATGCCGCAGGATGTGCTCGACGACGGCACCCGTGTGCCACTGGACGCCATGATGGCGGTCATCACCGGCGCTGGGATCACCGGCGGGGTCAACGTGTTCGTCGAGAACGGCGACGTGTTTGAGCCCGCCGAGATCGTTGCCTCTGGCGCGACGTGGGTCGATATCGCCAGCCCGTCACGGCCGGATGGCGCCTCGGGCGCCCGGATCGGCGAGTTCGTGTCCGCTGGGCTGGAGGTTATGGTCTTCACCGATGCGCGCCACTACTGGACGGATTGGGCGTTCGGGCTCGGGGCCAGGGCGGTCCGTTCGGGCGATGGCGTCTACGCCCGGGGCGGGAGGGGGCAGCCGGGCGACCTGGACTATCGGCAGACGCTCATCCCAGGGCTGGCGACGCGTGGCGCGACCGTGGGGGCGATCAGCCCGCGCACCGCGACCTACTCGACCGTGTACGAGCAGGGTTTCGCCCGGCAAGACGAGACCGGGCGGTGGTTTCCTGAGCGCTACGGCTGGGTCGATGGTGCGCCGCCGATTCCGAACTCGCAGCTGCTCGGCACGATCTGCCCGATCCCGAACACCACCGACTACCGTATCCGGTTGCGTGTGTGGCGCCCGGAGCGGGAGTCGTCGGTCACGACCGCCGCGTTCGCCGGGATCGGGTTCGCGCTGCTCGACGACCGCGACATCGCGAACTTCGTGCCGAACCAGCTCGGGTACGCCGCGCGCCTGCACCCGCCGTCGAGCACCGCTGGGTGGGAGCATATGAGCCTGGTCCGCTACGACGGCAGCGGTGCCAACACCACGCTGGCCGAAAGTAACGACCCACCGGGGTGGGCCTATGAGGAGTGGACCGAACTGTCGGTGACAGTGCAGGGCTCGACCATCACGTTCACCGCGACCGCGTCCACCGGGACGGCGACCATCAGCGCCAACGACGCGACCTACCGGGGGTCCTATGCGTCTTACATCTGGTACGAAACCAGCCAGCGCCCGATTCTGCACGCCTACGACAACCCGGTCAATCTGGTGACGTATGAAGCGCTGTCGTAGCGCAGTGGGGCATCGGTGCGTCGAGTACCAGCGGCCATCGATGACCTTGACCAGTGGTGGTGCGCCGAGGAGTGCTTCGCGACCTGGCGGCGCTCGCGCTGGTCGTGGACGGCTTAGAGGTATGCGGCCCTGACCGCAGCGTAGTGGACGGTGCCGTCGGGGTCGGTGTGGGTGAACAGGACGCCGTGCAGGCCGGTGCGCTCCAGCCACGCGGGCCAGGCGAACAGGCTGGTGCGTGGCATGGCGTCCAGGTCGTTTTCGGCGATGATGCCGGACCCGTGGGCTCGGAGTTCGACGTCGTCGAGGCCGTGGGGGTTGCCTGCGAGTTTGGGGCCGACCAGTTCGTAGTAGCCCGGCTCCAGGTCGTCGGTGTCGAGGCCGGAGAGGGCTTTTTTGATGGTGGGGGCGGCTTTGCTGGTGGGTTTCCAGGGGGTGCCGGGTTTGGTTCCGGCGATCTCCAAGCCCTGGTCTGCGGTGTAGCGGAGGGTGCGACCGGTCCACAGTGGCGAGGGGGTGCCGTTGGTTTTGTCGGCGAACCAGTCGATGGCGACGGTTGGCGTGTATCGGTCTTGTTCGATGGTGAAGACGTCCGGCGCAAGAATCATGCCAAGACTATACCGTTTTTAGTGCAAATGTGTGTGAAGGTACGTATTCATCTCATATGACCTGATTCGTGATGTAAGTCTGTTTTGCCTACCAGGAGTTGCCGTACTCGCTGTACTCGGACGGCTTCATCGCCTCGGCGGCAGCGCACAGGTGCTCCCATTCGGCGTCGGTGACCATGCCGAGGCTGCGGGCCAGGTCAAACCAGACGCGCGAAAGCAGACTGAACGGGGGCCGGGGCGATGCGGTGACCGCCGTGCGGGCTGCCTCGGCGGCCTTGTCGTCAGTCCACAGCAGCAGCGTCGAGATCGATTCGTTCGCCATCCAGCAGTAGTGCAGCCCCCCGTGGATCTCGATGTCCTCGATGCCGGTGTTCGTCCAGTGGGCCAGGCGCTGGATCGGGCCATTGGGGTGGGCGAAGACGTCGTTGTAGATCCAGGACCAGAACGCCACACCAGCGGGAGCGAACGACGGCGGCAGCAGCACAATCGGTTTGGTTTCGGTCACTCACTGATCGTATCTTGCTGGTGGAGGGTGCTGCGGATCTGATCGACCAGGACGTCGATGTGAGCTAGCGCCTTGCGGTGCCGCAGCTGTTCGATCTCGTATTCGGCCAGCATGACCCGCAGCCGCTCGGCGGCGACGGTGCCTCGCTGGCGCAGCCACGCGAAGACCTCGGCGGCGACCCAGTACCGGACCGGCGAGTGGCTGGTCATCACTTCCTTGACCGCCTGGGGGAAGTCGTCGGCTTTGGCCCAGTTGGTGACCGAACGGGGCGTCACTTGCCCGATTTCGGCGATCTCGGCTCGGGAGAGGAGCTGTTCTTCGCAGTGTTGGAATTCGGGCCGCAGCCACCGCACCTGATAGTTTTTCTCCTCCGGGGCTGTGGCCACGGCTGCTCCTTACGGTTTGATCTGGTAGAAGCCCGACGTCCGCGCTTTGGGGACCGGCTTTCCGAGGTCTTCTAGCATTTTGACGCATGCGGCGGTGTCGGTGCGATCGTGTCCTTCACGCCACACTAGCGTCCGGGCGACGCCGCCGATCTCGTATTCGCCCGGTTCCAGCCCGAGGTGGGCGACCAGGTCGGTGAGGTACTCCTTGCCTTTGCGGTAGCGGTCGATGACGCCCCGCTGGGTCAGGAAGTCGGCGAGCACTGCCTCGGCGTCGTCGAGGCCCTGTTTGATGCGGGCGCAGGCGCCGACCAGTTCAGCGGCGGCCTCGGCCCGGACCGCGTCGGCGCCGTCTTTTCCCAGGCACTTGGTCTGCCACGGGCAGCGCTGGCACGGCGAGGTGGGCGCGGCGGCGTCGGCGTCGGCTTTGCCGAACCAGCGCGGTGCCTCGTTGATGTCGGAGGCGAGTGCGGTGACGTAGTCGATCAGGTGCTGGCCTTCGGCTTGTTCGCGCTCGTCCCAGGCTCTGGCGACCACGGCCCAGTGCCGCTGGGGGTCGGCCCGGTCGAGGTAGTAGATCCAGTACCCGCACACCGGGGAGCCCGACAGGTGCTCGGCCAGGACCGAGGCGAAGCGGCACTGGCTCAGGTGCGCTGTCTTCACCTCACCGGCCAGGACCGCGTCGACCCCGGCCTTCCCGGTGGTCTTGAACTCGAAGATCCCGATCGATCCGTTTGTGAAGTGTACGGCCAAATCGGGGCGGGCCACCATCGCTGCATCGCCCGCGCCCGCGCGGGCGATGGACAGGACCGGTTCGATCTCGACGGCCTCGACGTCGGTCCTGGCCTCAAAGGCCTTGGCCAGGTACTCCAGGTAGAAGTCGTGGAGCGCGGTCCCGATGTGAGCTTTGATGGCCAACTCGGGTTCGATGTGGTCGGAGTGCGGGACGCGGTGGTACCGGTAGTGCAGGGCTCTGGGGCAGGAGTGGAGCTGGGAGGCGTGGATGGCGGCGTCATGGTTGGCGTGGCGGTTGGTTTCGGTGGCCAACCGCCACGCCTCGGACGTCAATTGTGCAATATCGTGCTGATTGAGCATTAGTTACAGATATATGAACCATGCCCGATTTTGCGTGTTTTGCGTGCGTGTCACGCTTCTTCAGTGGGATCTGGCGCCTTCAGGTCTTCCTTGGCCTGGGCGATCAGATCGGCCAGGCCGGGGAAGGTCCCAGCCTGTTTCGCGTACGCGGTCATGTCGTGCAGCTCCTGGGCGCTGGTGATCTGGTCGATGTGCGAGGCCCACTCGTCGATTGAGTGGTCGACCGTGAGGTGCGACCACGGGTAGGCGGCCTCGGCGATGGTGACGGTGCCGCCTTCGACGATCTGCTTCATCGTCGAGCCGAGTTCCTTGACCGCCTCCATCATGGTCATCGACTCGTTGTACGGCTCGGTGTCGATCCCTTCGTTGCCGACCTGCCAGTAGATATCATGCAGTTCCTCGCGGAGCTTTCCGGCCCGTTCGGCGTCAAGGTCGGTTTCGGCGGCGATCTCGACCAGCCGGTGCCGCAGTGCCTCGGTCAGGGCCCGGGACCGCTCGGCGGCGGTCTCGATCTTGGTGACTTCGTCGAGCATGTCGATCTGGTCGACGTGGTCGGCTTGGGCCATCTCCTCGGCGGTGTAGATCCCGGCCAGGTCGTCGGGGAAGGCCTTGCGCAGCCCGAGCGCCTCGGCGCACTTGGCCAGCATGCCGTCGTCCATCTTTTGCCACATCAGCGAGTTGTTGCCGTAGGAGGACCAGGTGGCCACGCCCCACACCGGTTTGATGAAGCCTTTGCGGTAGATGCCGACCTTCGCGCCCGCCGGGTGCGCCTCTTCAAGCCAGATGTCGCGGAACTGTCCGTTGCGTCCGCACCAGAACGGGCCTTCCTGCCCGGCGTACTCACCGGTGCGCTGGGCGATGATCCGGTAGCCGTCGATGCCGGTCTGGATCGTGTACCGGCCCTTCTTGACCAGGTAGATCTGTGCCGAGAACGGGTCGAGTTTGGTCCGCTGGCACTTGTGCAGGAACTGGATCAAGATCGGGTCGTCAGGGTCGACGACGTTGCCGTTCTTGTCTTTCGACAGTTCCTGGATGACCTCCAGCTGCGCTGGTGTCCACTCGGTCTGGTCGGGCCGGATGGCCAGCGCGGCCTTGTCGTTCTCGCTCATGGTGCTCCTTTCAGGTAAGGACCGGCGTGATGGTGACGACCGCGCCGTCCCGGCAGATCGCGGACAGCGCCTGGCCGGACAGCAGCCGCCGGGTCTCTTCGGGCCCGGTGAAGTGGTCGCCGATCGATTGGGTGATGAGTTGGCCGCGTGCTTTGGCCATGGCCTCGACGGGGTCGGTCTCGCGCCAGGACCAGGTGTGGCCGCCGGAGGTGACGGTGATGTCGTATCGCCACCAGCGGGCCGGTTGCCTCATGGCTAGAACGGCGGCTCGAAGGCGCTGCTGTGGGCCGGGGCGCGGTGCGTGGGCTGGGCGCGGCCGATGTGACCTGACGGTTTGTTGGTGCCTCCTTTGGTGATCTGTGCGGTGGCGTGGCGCAGGACTGGGCCGGTTTCGTCGATGTCGACTTTCCAGCGTTTGACCGGTCCGCTCTCGCCTTCGTAGGAGTCGTCGACCAGGCGTCCCCGGACCCAGACGGCGGTGCCTTTGCGGAAGGTGGCCGCGACGTTTTCGGCGTAGGTGCGCCAGACGGCGCAGTTGAGGAAGATGGTGGTGCCGTCTTCCCATTCGCCGGTGTGGCCGTTTTTGCGGCGGGGGGTGACTGCGACGCCGAAGTTGGCGACGGCGATGCCGGAGTCGAGGTAGGTCAGGTGGGGGTCTTCGGTGCAGTTGCCGGTGAACTCGATGATGGGTTCGCCTGCCATCGGTAGCCTCATCTCTAGGTCGGTTATGACCCATTGAGACTACATATGCGGTGAGACATCACCTATGTCCGATTAGTGGGGGTTGGCGGCCCCTCTTCCGCCAACCCCCAGCACCCCATCACCAAGGTGCCTGCATCGCCCTGGAGTGCGACGCGAGCCAGGCTATTGGTCCAGCACGCCCCGGGGCTGGGCGTCGGGATCGAAGTATTCGGGATCGGGATTGAGCATGATGCCCTCGGACGGGTCGATGCGCCGGTAGCGCCCGGAGGCGTCGGTGAAGTGCCAGTACGCCAGTAGCGCTTTGCGGGCGATGAGGGCCTCTTCGGGGGAGTGCATCGGCAGCCATGACGGGTTGGCGTCCAAGCCGTTGTAGGTGAACGTCGTCGACCCGTTGCGCCTGGACCAGGCCAGGTGCGCGAACCGGGTGTATTCCAGCTCGTCGTAGGCCGCGAACGAGGCGGTGTGCACCTTGGTGTGCGCGGACTTGAGCCACAGGCTCGTGGTGGACCCGTAGGAGACCTGGAGGCATGCGCCGTGCCAGAAGTAGGCCAGGACGGTGCCGCCGCGCGGCTCGGTGCGCATCGGGCGCTCGGTGCGCCGCCATGAGCGCCGCCGTCTGGCCAGGTCGTTGAGTTCGATGACGTTGTCACCCTTGGGCTCAGGGGCTTCGTTACCGGCCCGGTGGCGCGGCGTATGGTTGGGAACCATCAGAACGTTCTCCTAGCAGTGGCGTTCTGTGACGGTCTGCCGCCGACTGGACTCGGCGGCAGACCCAGGAATGCTGGCTGCCTCGGCAAGGCTGAGACGGCCAGGTGAAGAGGATCTACATGCTACGGTAACTCACGTTCACTGCCGCTATCGTCACCTATACCCAGAACGTCGCCTGGGTCACCGCTGGCGAGCATACGCGCGACCGCATCGAACACCGGAGCGGTATCGATGCCGACCGATTCCCAGAACGGCCGGTTGGCCATCTGAAACTCGCCGCCGGTCCGGATCTCCCCGAGTGCGACCGGCTCATGGCCGGACTCATCGTCACAGCCGGGCCAGTGCATCCCGGCCACCCAGATCACCAGGTCGCCGGTGACCTGATAGATATACTCGAACCGCCAGGTCGCACCGCCCTTCTCCGACAACGTCACTTCCATACCTTCTCCCCCCACACGCAGCAGCGCCAACGGCCATAGTAGCCGGGGGGTCGTACGGGTGTCTTACCATTCACCCCCGCTGCGGCTGCGCCGCAACAGGACCAGCCCGGCCGCGATGATCAAGGCCGCGATCAAACCGATCGCCACGATCCCGGCGGCCTCGATGCCGCTGGTCGTCGGCAGCTGGTCCGGGGTGTCGGTATCGGTGACCGGTGCCTGGGACGGTTCGGGCGGCGACAGGGCGGGCTCGGTGGGATCAGTATCCGAGGTCGGGGTCTCGAAATCCCCCTGATCAGGTCCCTTTCCTTCTTCCATGCACCAATTATGACGTTCCTCTGTGGCCTAGCGGGTCAGCCTCGCCTCGGCGCCGACGCGCCGGTCATACAACACCATCTCCCCCTCGCCTCAATTCACTCGCCCTCTCCAGCCGGGGTGTTTATGCTGGCGTCATCGGTCAACGCCCCCTGGCCGTCGCGGGACAGGCCCGCGCCGGGGGGCGAGTCGTGCTCGGCCTGTTCGGCTTCAGCCTCGGCGGCCCACCGTTGGGCGATCTGCGCCAGGATGTAGGCACCCTGCTCCTTGCTCATGCCGTTTGATCCCGCATCGACACTGACGGTGCCCTCGGACGCCCCTGGCCTGACGATGACGAACGCGAGCGCGTCCTTGCCGTCAACAAACGTCAGCGATTCATCGCTCCTGGTCACGCCGATTCCTTTCCATAAAGTGGGTGAGCACCCGCGTGCCCAACCCGATCCCACGAATGATGTCCGCCGCGCTCTTGGCCGTGCGTACCCGGGTCCACCCGGCCTCCCTCGGGCGGTCGGCGCTGTCGCGGGCGGTGATCGCCCACGCCCGCACCCGGACGGTGAACGGGCCCAGCCGCACCCGCATCGCCGAGCGCATCACGATGATGACCAACCCGGTGTCGGCCTCGACCTTCGCCGCCGAGTCCCGCAACCTGGTCAGCGCATCCCACCGCCCCGGATCAGGGCAGTACCACCGGCCGTCATCGTCGCGCACCTGCCTGCTCACGACAGGCGCCCTTCGGCCAGATACTGGTCGGCCGCCTCCTCGCCCTTGCCCATGGCCGCCATCTTCGTCTCTTCGAGCACCACGCCGAGCGAGACACGGACGCCCTCGCGGTAGCCGCGCGCATAATCCTCACCCGACCCGACCGGCCGGGCAGCCGCAAGCCGATCCAAACGACCGACCATGGCCTCACCCCCGGTGGGGTACTCGGCGTCCACCAGCCGCTCGATCGCCCGCCACAGCAGCGGCATACGAGCCCCCACCGCAGCGGCCACCTGCTGCTTGAACACCAGCCGCAGGTCCCGGTCCTCGGGGCCCTCCTCGGCCCAGGCCAGGCGCACGGCCTCCTCGGGCCGCAGATGGTCGTACTTGCCCGGACCACCGCTGCGCTTGCGCTGCTTGACACTCACCTTCGTCGCCATAGGCATTCCTTCCTTGATAGTTCAGCAAATCGGCCAAGGGCCGTCGGTCAACTGCACGGCCAGCTCGACCGCGCATTCGCTTTCGAGTTCGATCAGTCGCTGCTGCTCACACGAGAGCAGCCCGGCGATCCCCCACGGGTTCGCGCAGTCCGGCTGGGGCTCGGCGCCTGAGGCCTTCGCGGCCGCTGCGGCAGCGGCCCTGGCGTAGTAGATGAGCGCCGCCGCCGCCGGAAGCGCCGCATTGGGCCCCAGATGGTCCTCGGCGCTGGCGATGGCGAACCCGGCCTTGTCGCTCAGGGTGCCTTCCCGGGCGGCGCGGTGCAGGGCGTCCTGGGTGCGGGCGACCAGACGCCGGGCGTTGGCCCGGCGTTCCTCGCTGGTGCCCGACGTGGTTTCCTCGGTCCCGGTCTCACTGTGCATATCGTGTCCTTGTCGGTTGTTTTCGCAGGTCAAAGCTATCACACTGCTGCCACACCGCTCAACGATGTGTGCATGCTCCATCTTTTACGCGCGCCCGGCGCAAACAAGACAGGCCCCCTCCCGCGTCAACCCCGAAGACAGGAGGGGGCCTGTGAAAAACGATCAGCGCTCAGAAAGCCGATCGCGTTGATGGTAACAGGGTCTGGGTCTTCCAAGCGTCCCGATTGATCCAAGCACCAGCCGACTCCGGCGACATGAACAAGAGCTTGCCGGAGTTGGGGTCGATCTGTGCGTTGAGGTCATCGGCCGCGACGGCCCGGTGAATATCGGCGACACTGAACCCGACCTGGAGCGCCAGGGCGCTGGCGGCGGCATCGATCCGCGCCCGCAGCTGCTGGACTTCCGATCGGCTCGGCAGCGGCCGCAGGGCCGCCAGGCCCGCCCACTGCCAGATCCGCCACGCCGGGTACCGGAACGTGGGGTACCGTTTGCGCCCCGACTGGCCCCCGTAGCGGACGCTTTCGATTCGCGACTGCAGCAGTCCGAATTCGTTGCGTCTGACGGCGTGCTGGAAGGTGGTGCGGTCGAGCGGGATCTCGGGATGGGCCCCGACTTCGGGGCCGGTGAGCCAGAGTGTCTCGGTCTGGTCCATATACCAGTCGCGCTCAGCGTCCCACACGATCACGCCGGTCTGGTCATTGTCGTGCTCGCACTGGTCAATGTCATCATCTGAGGGCGGTGCCGCAGGTGGGGTGAACCCGGGCGCCACCGGAGTACTAGCGCTGCTCATATCACCGGATTCTATCCTGTAAAACGCTTGCCGAAACAGCTTCAGTGAAGAAAAACCCGGCACCGAAAATGCCGGGTTCATCGCTTTATGCGCAGGTTATAGGCATTGGCGAAGGTATTCGGGGCCGAAGGCGTCTTCGATGTCGTCCAGGCTCAGACCGTAGTCGGAGAGCCGGTACTCGTGCCTGCGGCCACCGTCGCGGCCGAGCCCGGCGGCGGCCCGTTCGGTGGCCGCCTCCAGCCGTGCTTGGTCGGCCTCGCCCCACGGCAGGCCGAGCTGTTCGAACAGGACCGGCACGTTCTTGTCGGCCGCGCCGGTCAACTGGTGGTACTTGATGTCGACGAACGCCTCGGGCCGGGCAATGGCGACGCGATCGTTGCGGGCTTTGGCGATACCGCCCGCCATTAGATCGAGCCAGGTGCGGCCGAGCACGGCCAAGTCGACGGCGCGGCGTTTGCGATGCATGCGCTGCAGCGTCTCGTTCATCGAGCACAGCGACCCGATGACGGTGGGCGGGTCGCGGTGGGTCCACACGATCTTCGCGTCGGGGAACACCTCCAGGATCTCGGGCAGGCAGAACAGGTTCGTGGGGTGTTTGAGGACCCACCGGTCCCTGGGCTGCTTGTATTGGAGGACCTGGAGGGCGTCGCGCACGAACCGGAAGTCGGCGGCCCGGTCATGGGTACCCATGTACCAGTCCTGGTAGTCGGGCATGGGGGCCATGGCCAGGTGACCCAGACCTTGAGCGAGGAAGAAGTAGATCTCTTCGGGCCAGTCGGCCCTGGTGGGGTGGATGTCGTTCCAGGTCTTGGACAGCAGCATGGTCCGGTCACTGCGGTCCTGGGTGTCTTTGATCAGCTCGGCTTCGTCGCCCGGTCGCATCGCCAGCTTCGAGGAGTACAGCTCGTCGGCGGCCGGGTCGGAGGAGGGAATGACCATGGTCGGCCCGGCCGGGTTGTACATCTCCCACATCAACGGCGCCCTGGCGCCGTCGGCTTCGGCGAGGATGTGGTGGCACAGGGTCGAGGCGGTGCGCGGCAACCCGATGACGAAGATCGGGGACCGGATCGGCTCATCGACGACTTCGGGGACGCAGGCTTGGATGCGGCGCACCTTGAGCAGGTTGACCACCCGCGAGGTGACCAGATCGATCCCGCTGCGCCATCCGACACCAGACAGCCCCGGCGTGGCCGCCCAACACCTGAGCAGGAACCGCAGCCCGTCAATGACGGCCTCGTCGTCACCACTGAGCGTGGCGTGGTTGTCGGTTGCGGCGCGGGCTTTGGCGAGGATGGCGTCGAAGACGCGGTCGGGGTTGCGGGCCTGGGCCCGACGCGCGGGCTCCAAGAGCGTGTTGAATACCGGCAAAAGCAGGGAAGTACGTCGCATAATAGGGGGGCCTTTCGAACCGGGGTAGTCAAGGGCGCGGTGCCGCCGCCCGCCACAGGCGGCGGCACCATTGGCTAGGGGCCATCTTTATCGCGGTCCCGCTTGCTCCAACGCGTGATGTCGTAACCCAGCAGCACGCAGAATGCAGAAGCCCAGACAACGGCAAGGAGCATCACAAGTAGCCATCCGTCAGGCATCCCAGGGCGGGTTACCGCAAGTACCGTGATGCCGATGTATACCAGCGCGGTCACCCCAGCTGCTGCCGATGACCAAATGGTGATCAGCAGCCACAAGGGCGGAACGTCGCGTCCGGTCACTGTTCCGTTTACGCCTTCTCAGTGGCGGTGTCGGTGCCTTCGCCTCGGCGCGGCACGGCCATCCAGGCGGTCCCGGCCGCCCACAGCACACTGAGCATGATGAGCGTGTCGGCACCCATGAGCGGGACGCTCTTGGCGATCCCGGCCATGACGGCGATGGCGTAGGTCATGTCGACCAGGCCGTAGGAGAAGACGACGCAGCCGAACACGATGATCGCGGCGGCGGCGATGCGGACCCGCAGCCTCGCCTGATCGAACTTGGACATGATGGTTCCTCTCAATCGGATTGGTTGAGTTTCAGCCTACCGCCCGGTCGCCTCGGGCACGGTGATGCCGTGCTCGCGCAGGTGCGCTTCGGCCGCTTCCCGGTGGGCGGCCGTCTCGGGCCAGCCGCCCCCGCCGATCACGGCCCAGGCCTCGCCGCCGGTGTAGCCGACGCGGTGGCCGTCGTCGAAGTAGACGTAGCCGTACGGCACCGCCTCGGTGCCTCGGTTGTCGATGTCGGTGATGTGCATACGGTTCCTTTCGGTAAGGGTTCAGCCCAGCCGTGATTCCCTGTCATACAGCCACCCGCCACGGGCGTTGATGATCTTCGATGCCAACGCCTCCGGTTCGATCCGGGCCCAGCTGGCGTAGTGGCGCAGGCACTGGTCCAGGCGTTCGTCGATGGCCACGGTCACCTCGGTGGCGGCCGGTGCGTCCTCGACCTCGGGCAGGACCCTGTCGCGGCTCCACCGGCCGAGCCAGCCGACGACGACGGACTCGCGGGACACGGCCCCGTCGCTGTAGTCCTCGAACATCGCGAGGATGGCGTCGGCCTTGGTGCCCACGGCTATGGTGATCTCGATTGATGGTTGCGGCATGGCGCGTCCTCGATGTGTCAGCACGATTGAACGAGTCATCCTCAGCCTATCGGCCCACCGGCAGACTTGTGCTCCAGGTTACCCTTTGGGGCGGTTCGTGTGAGCCCCGGTCACATACCGGGTGCCTGCGGGCGTACGATGGTCACACGCGAAAGGCCCGGGGCTGCAACCCCCGGGCCCGAGTAGAACTAAGTCCTAAACAACGGCACGACTCTACCCAATGCGAGGCCACCTCGCCCCTTGGGGGGCGTCTGCCTAGAGAGGTAACACACATGGACCTCGCCCCATGGATGACCACCTGCTCGATCGGCGGCACTGCCTGCCCCGAGACCTCCGGGCCCGCCCCAATGCTCGCGCGCCTCACCGACGGCCACCGGCCCGAGCAGGTCGCCGCCGCACTCATCCGGCAACGCCACATCGCCTCACGATTGGGTGAAGCGCTGGAAACCTTCCGCGACCTCGAACTGATCGCCGAACGTGAAGCCGACGTCATCGCCCCCGACCCGCACCGGGAGGAGGAATTCACCGAAATACAGTTCAACACGAAACCGTAGCCCCATTACGACACACCGTCATAATGCGTGTACGGTGTGACAAAACGTCCACAATTAGACAAAAAGAAAGGCCGGAGTTGGACCCTCCGGCCAATCGAAGCTCTGCGCCAACAGAAGCTGTATCTCGACAGCTTCCAGGTTAGCGGAGGCGAGCAACGCTCGTCAACCGACCCCTGACATTGGCGCGGTGGAAAGGAACACACCGTGTCCGTCGCCGACGACGCCAACGTCAATATCGTCCTGTTCGACCCCGACGACAACGGCTTCTACAAAAGCCGCCTCCAGCAATGGTCGGGCCTGTGCCCCTGCATGAACTCCACCGAGTACCGCCTGCTGGCCATCCTCGTCGACCTGTGCTCCGAACGGGCCGTCTACCGCAAGATCACCCTCGCCGAAATCGCCCAACTCCTGCCCACCGGCAAAACCGACGCCAACGGCAACCCCAAACCCGCCTCCAACTCCACCGTCGCCGCCTGCATCAACGCCCTCGCCGCCCTCGGCCAGATCACCGGCCCCGACGGCGAGACCGTCCGCGTCTCCAACAAAACCAAAGGCGACCTCCGGCTCGCCCCCCGCCGCCTCCTGCGCCACCCATGCCCGGCCTCACGCAACGTCTACGACGCCCTCGCCCGCGCCCGAGGGCTCGACGGCGACGACGGACCGCGCCACCCGACCGGACTCAACGGCCTGGCACAGAATTCTGTGCCAGGCGGGGGAGCGGCACAGAATTCTGTGCCGCCAGCACAGAATTCTGTGCCAGGCGCACACAATTCTGTGCCCGACCAGGTCAACACACCCACCACAACCAGCGGAAATCGAGAAGGATCGATACCGCCCTCTAGTACTACCTCAAGAACTACACACACACCCACACGCGCGCGCGAAGCGACCAGCCCCGACCGGCCCAAGACCGAAACGAGTGTGTGTGTCACGAACGAGGACATGAAACGCCTCAAGGAAGTGCTCCGCGCCAACCTCATGCACCGCGCCACCGCCTCGGAACAAAAGAACATCGGCGACGGACCCAAAATCGCCATCCGCGACCTCGCCGTCCGCTGCCTGAACGCAGGCGCCACCACCGAGGAGATCGACATCGCCCTCTCCGGCGCCATCAACGAAGGCACCACCCACCCCTACACCCACGGCACCGAAGCCCTCAGCGCCCTCCTCGCCCGCAAACAAGGCACCGAAGACCCCCTCGGCACCCCCGAGGCCACCGAGGCCACCGAGGCCACTAAAGGCACCGAGGTCAACTCCTGGATCGACTCCGACGGCTTCGAATGGCCCCACCTCCGCGCCGACCAACGCACTGACGGCTGCGGCGGCCGCGAATGCTCCGACCACGGCGGCAAACGCTACGTCTCCATCGACCACCCCGAACTCGGCGCCTTCAGCTGCCAAACATGCAAGAACGCTTACAAAAAGGAGGCCGCTGCAGCCTGACCGTCGCCGAGGCGCCGTGCAGCAGCGCTCACCAACTATGAGCGCTGCTGCTAATGTGAAAGA